CTACAGTATGTTTTGTACCAGAGTCAAATCTGGAAGTTTTTAGTGAACTCTAATAAAGAGTGACTGGCCAACTGGTTGGTTCAAGCTGCGGAATTAATATTGCGCAGGCACAATGATGTAGTTAATCCTACTGAGTGTGAGTAAACTCCTTGTTGCGACACTTATTATTAGTGTTAGTTGTTACCTTACCTAGGGACTTTGAGTAGTTGTTCAGTCACAATCAAATTAATCCCTAGTGGTGTGTATGGATACCGTGAGTCAGTAAACTCACTAGGCTTCACACCTGAAACCAATTTTGGTGTAGTTACTGCTACACAAAGCTTAATTGGGTGGTCTCGCTCAATTAAGTTGTAAATAAAGAGATCCAACTGTAACTATAATAAATAATAAAAACAAAAATAAAAACAACAAAAAACAAAAAACAAAAAATAAAAATAAAATGAGTAGTCAGCGTATTAATAGCACAACTGTATATGTTAGAAATAGGAATAGAATAGGTGGGACTCCATATAAAAATCCGGATATGAAACAGTTCATGACAGCAATCAAAGATCCTTTTTCACCTGAAGCTTATGGATGCAAGGTTTGTGATAGCTTCACTTTTCCTACTGTCACAAGTCATGTACGGTTCGAGACACAGGTTACTACAAGTGCTAGCGGAGTAGGTCAAGTACTAATGTTACCTAGTCCATTACTTTCTCAAGTAAATGTTGCTGGTACTGTAAGTACTGGTTTGACCACTTTCGCAAACAACACTTTTGCGTATTATCCTGTTTCTCGTTCCACATTAGCTTCAACATTAGATCAGTACAGAGTAGTGGCTGTAGGTTGGAAAATTTCCAATTTACAACCAGAATTATCCGCAACTGGTCGATTAATTATAACACCATTACCTCTTGGAGGTACTTTTCCAGGTTGGGAGGTTTTAAACAATTCTCCCACTACCGCCGCCTGGTTAGTACAAGCCACAACTGGATCTCCAAGTGGTGTTTTAACTTCATCTGCAATTCTCAATAAACCTGGAACTGTTGAAATAGCTGTGCAGGATTTACTGCATGGATCAATTCAAATTTCCATGGTTCCAACATCTGCTGTCTTTTACACATTCAAGAATCCAGGAAACGCCAACGCTTATAATACTGGAGTTACTATTGTTGAGAATGCCGAAGAAGTTGTTAATGCCACAACTGGTGCCATTAACTTCTATTCATCAGAATTCACCAATAGCAACGATATGACCGGTGGTGTTGGATTGAATATATTAATAGTCGGTGCTCCAGCAAATTCCATTGCTTTGCAGATCGAAACAGTTATACACATTGAGGGCACCCCATATGCCCAATCAGGTGTTGCTTTAACTGAATCTGGTGCAAAAGCCTGTATAGGAAGTACACAGATGGTTGAGACTGCATTGAATGCTGCTAATGGCAATAATTTCATGACTTGGATCAACCGTGGTGCACAATTTCTAAGTGCTGCATATCAAAATACTGATAGAAGAACAATGGAAATGTTGGCACGTGGTGGTTATGCGTTGTACAATTCTTTTGGTCGTAATGCAGGTCGTAGAATGATAGGTATGTAGATAATTTCAGAAGACAACTGTCACAAAATAACACTTTATGCTACATCATGAGTACAATTAACAATGAGAAGAGATGTGCCACAAAGAAATTTGTGGAGGGTGAGATGGAAAATAAAATAGCTTCCGACATCCATGGAGAAATCCAAAACAACGTTATTACTGAATTTAAAGATACAATCATACGTTCAGAATGGAAAACTATGCCATACAAAGATTTAAAAGCGAATACACAGCTCAAAAATAGTGTAAGGAATCAATCAAAAAGAAAATTTAAAATTTATTCAAAAGTAGATCATCATTCAAATACGTTCAAAGAGAATGTATTCATGCATTTGGAAGATTATGGTCATGTTGAGTATACTCCTGAAGAGCAAAAGGATAACACAAAACCATTGGTTGTACGTAAACAGCGTTCATCCTCAATAAAGTGTTATCATTGCAGAAGTAGAGCATACTGCGAATTTCCTACGACCATGTTTTGTTACAGATGCCAAAAGGAGTTCCCTAAACCTGTGCAGTTAAATGGAAATAATGGGGAGTGGACTAATTCTGATGACATGGCTCAGTGTGAGTTATGTGATCAGCCTTACACCAGAGATTTTCCATTATTTCGATATCATCACAATTTACCTGGAACACAACACACTTGTTGTAGACAATGCGCTATAAGTGCACACATTGGTCACTCGAATAACAATAATTACCAGCGAGAACCAGAAAATGTGCGTGTTAACGGACATATGTCTTGTCCCTTTTGTAGAAATGAAGACACTCTCTTTCCATACGGAGCGTTTAGAAGATACAGGTTCGTGTTCACAAACGTTGCCGAAGGAGACCACCATGTCTCTTTCGTTTGTGATTTCTCAGGTTGTTTGAATGGTCGACCAGAAGTACGTAGATTACCCGATATTCCTACGGAAACTGACATGAGAACACTGTTGTTACCAAACAATCCGCCAAATGCGGCTCGCTGGATACCTCCACGACCAGCGAGAGTGCCACGATTACAACCGGTTATTCCAGTTGAGGATGCCCCACATCCAATACCAGAAGAACCAATTCCCGGGGATGAACAGAATGATAACCCCGGACCAGTAGAACCATTGTTGCAACCTGACAATGTTCCTGGAGGTCCACCGGTGCAAGAGGAAGAACAACCGGCTCCTCAAGTCCTCGCCATATTGCCACGTGTTGGAGACACACGTGGTAGCGGGGCCATTCCACCACCCGAGTTTGACGAACACGGGTTTCACAACGACGAAGATGGTAGTGGGTTGCGAGGTGACAGGTGGGTTTACATATATATGAGAGCAGAACGCAGACGCATTCTTGATAGGTTAGTCATTTATATCTATCAGTTTTTCTCATACATATGGAGATTTCTTGTCAACACTTTATGTTTACCGTTTATGTACATATTTGACATCCCAAATATGTTATATCCAAACGAGCATTACATACGTGACCCTGAGTTCATTGGACCACGAATTCATGGTGTTAGACGCATCAATCCTACCTCAACAACAGATTTCGCCACTGTTTATTATACACATGTATATGAAGCAGACGTATCAGCTGTGTTGGCAGATTATTGTTATAAACTTAAGATAGCTTCCGTTGCTCAAAGGGATTTGAAAAGATTCCTAAAAGGCGATATTGTTAGAAGGTTCCCACGAATTAACAATATAATTCTACAACACACAGTTGATTACGCTTGTCAACAGATAGAATTTGATAGAATGCGAGAAATCGCAATATCACGTCCTGATCCTGTTGGTGTTGGCACAAAGATCTGGTGATTGCGGGGCCCGACCGGGCAAAGCGCTATGGAACCGATGAGATGTTATGGAAACGTTAACACAAACGATAGATACCAATTTGTGTTCAACAAAGAATTCAAACGTCTCAAAAGTTCTACGGTGGAAGTGGACGAAAATTTTAATCCCCTGTTCACTAGAAAACTGGGTTACGTTCCCGGAGACTATTTCACAGTCTTTGGACCTTCAGCATGCCACAATGGCAAATTGTACGCGAATGATGCGCACGGTATGGTTGGTGCCATACGACGGTTGACAGCGAAACGATTACCCGAAGCTGAAGGAGAACATGAACTTCTTCGTGAGAATCAGTTCAGGAATATGCGGAAAGATACCTGGGGAAATTTGGCTATGTATATTTCTAATTTACAACAGAAGATTAGAAACATACTGAGTTCCGTTACTGTTGATGAGTGTGTTTTGCGTAACATGTGGGCTGACCAACCACATGAGAAGAGAGCACTTAGGCAACGGACGCGTTTAGAAATGTATAGTGATCCACCTGTGCGTCCTACTGGGATGTACAAAAAGTATGTCGGATACAAGGTGAAGACTTATGAGGTACTCGAGGACGGAAAATACGTCAGGGGTATCGCTGATCTTACACCACCGGCATCAACACGGTTAGGCTATTACATTGATTACGTGAAGGAAGCGTTCAGTCAACCCTACATAACAAGAGACCTATATGCAGAATTTGTGAAGGCACCAGAGCTAGACAAACTCACTGATGTATTTGAGAAATTAATCAACCCACCCAGTAATATTTACTTTGCTTATTTTTCAGATGACGCATCATTAAGTGTTAGATGTAGTGATGGAATTTTTTATTCTGATAGTGATATCTCAAAAAGCGATGGATCACAGTATCAACCTGTCTTCGACGTTTTACAAGAGATTATGGACATTGATTCCAGATTCACTAAAGATATTATTGCCACATTTTTGCAATTATCACAACCGTTATGTGCATACAATCCTGAAAATATGAAGGAAAAACTCATTTTTATATCAATCCTTGGATCAAGATTATTTTCTGGTTCAACATTAACCACCATGGTTAACAATATTGCCAATTTGCTAATAGCATTGAGATTCTCAGAAATGTACCGAATCTCACTTACTATAGCCGAGGTACAAGCCTTATACACTGCTTGTGCACGAGAAATTGGTTATATTGTCAGATTGAAACCTACGACCGTAGTACAAAAATTGAGTTTTTTGAAACATTTTCCTGCATACAATATCAAAGGTCAATTGGAACCGGTTTTATTACCTGGTGTTCTACTTAGAGCTTTTGGTAAGTGTAAAGGAGATGTGCCTGGGAGTGGTAAGACTCCCCTTCACCAACGATTCCGTCAATTTAATAGTGAGTTGGCGATAAGCATGAAGAATGCAGGAGAGTCATCTATATTAGCAGCTTTCAGAACACACATCTTGGAAAGTCATGGTACTTACAAACAAGGTTTCTTGGGCGAGAAGCTGGCAAGTGAGACACACGCTAATGCTACGAGCGGAATAAGTGCGTTCGGAACCATAAAACGTGATTGGATCTCAAATGACCAGTTCATGGCAAGATATGACTTGTTGGAGTACCAGATCGACGAGCTGTGTTGGTACATATCTAATACACCTGTGGGGCAGGCGTATAGATGTGATGCATCTGATGCAATGTTAAGTATGGATTACTCGTACGGACAGTAGACTGGTCATCTATTAGTCCATCGTGTTACGACACACGGAAATCAAAAGTCGGCCGCCTGGGTTCCAAAAAATAAGGTGGTTCGTCTATTGCAGTTAT